ATTATAGAAACAGGTAGAAATACCACAACAAAAAAAAACAATGAAAACTAATAAACAACATATGGTCATTAACGTGAAATCGCAATTTAGTAATTGCTGGTATCCGCGTATTTCGCATACAAGTTCAGTTAGTTTATTACGTGATATAATTTTTGAATAAAAGATTACTCACAAAAGATAACAAGAATCCTGAACTCAAAAAGTTCAGGATTTTTTTTTGGTATAAATCGTTCATTGACATATTGGTAAGGAAAATAATCGGGGTGTAGTCTCGAGGAGAGACGCTTGGTTTGGGACCAAGAGGCGGCGGGTTCGACTCCCGCCACCCCGACAAAAAATTTAGTAAAACTGAACGATATGTACCAAAAAATGGTTATATTTGTTCAATAAAACTAAACATTGTCACATAGCTCAGTTGGTTAGAGCGTTCGCCTGATACGCGAAAGGTCGATGGTTCGAGCCCATCTGTGACAACTTAATGACTTCGTAGCTCAGTTGGCTAGAGCACCTCACTTTTAATGAGGGAGTCCCGAGTTCGAGTCTCGGCGGGGTCACAATAAGGTCGGTTGGCCGAGTGGTTAGGCGTCGGTCTGCAAAACCGCTGACACAGGTTCGAATCCTGTACCGACCTCAACATACGTCTGTAGCTCAGTTGGTAGAGCATTGGTCTCCAAAACCAAGTGTCGGTGGTTCGAACCCATCCAGGCGTGCAAAATGACTCAGTAGCTCAATGGCGGAGCACTTAACTGTTAATTAAGTGGATGTAGGTTCGAGTCCTACCTGGGTCGCAATAGGTTGATTAGGGAATGATTGTACTGATAGTTCGAGAGTGAATGCTGACTAGTGCAATCGGAGTTTGCAGGTATTCACCCGAGTAATGCTAATCGTAAAAACAGATGTCCACTGAACCATCTTCTGTTTTCCTAAATTGGGAGTGTTGAGCAACGGTTGCTTAGCTGACTGTAAATCAGTAGTCTACGACATTGGGGGTTCGAATCCCTCCACTCCCACAAACAAAAAGAGGGGATTTATATCCCCTCTTTTCTTTGATTTGGTTGTTATTAATTATTTCTTTTTAGAAACAATTGACCACACACCACCTACAAGTGTAACCGCTGCTCCGATAAGTTCTTGTACTGATGAATCAGTTGCAAGACCTTTCATAATCAGGATACCACCTACGAAAGTAAGTGCGTGTCTAACGATACCTAGGATTTGTTCTTTAGTCATTTTAATGTTGATTAAAGGTTTATGCCAGTCTATAAGTATCGGAAAAATAGGTAAACTGTCCTTTGGTCTAATGGCAGGACACGTGGTTTTGGTCCACGCGGTGGAGGTTCGAATCCTTCAGGGATAACAAGGGGTTCGGTGGAAACCCAAGAGTAGGTGATGAGCCTACGTCCACCAAACACCGAATGGTCAGGTGACCGAAAATGGCTCATATCCGTTTTTAGAGTGGTTCGATACCATTATTCGGTACAAATATTTTGGTGGTTTAAATAAAAATAGTATCTTTGTACTATGAGAACAGTGAAAGAGATTAAAAAAGGTCTTCCGTCAGGAATGGTTAAAGTTGGTGAAGAATGTGAGAGAGCGGTTATACGTTTAGTTAACCAAGGTCGTACTCAGGATGAGGCGACGAATATTGTTTTAAAATTGTTGGCGGATAGTAAACCTTATTTAGAACAGGGGTTATTTTCAACGACTATTGAAAGTATCAGAATGATAACAACATAGTATAAACAGTTCCTTAGCTCAGTTGGGAGAGCGCTTGTTTTACATACAAGATGTCGTAGGTTCAATTCCTACAGGAACTACAAAAAATGTTTGGAGAATTGAAAAATTTGAGGTACATTTGTAATATAGAAGGAAGGGGGAGTAGGTAGTTAGTAGGTTGGTGTCCTACTCCCCTGACAAAAGAGTTCTTTGATTAAAATATTGGTGGATGGTAAGAAACGGGAAACTCGTGAAGTACATTAACCTGTTGACACAAGATGGTGAAACGAGAGTGTGTGTCAGCTACTCATCACAATAATAATATTGATAATGGTTTTCCCCATTCAACGGATGTCGACAATCCCGAATGGAATAGGAATTCATCACCCTTTCTGCCGAGGCCTCCTAAAACTCAGGAAAGCAGTTAAGATTGGAGCGAGACGGGTACTCCATCATTATCATACTTGGAACGGTAGCTCAGTTGGTAGAGCACTTGATTGAAGCTCAAGGTGTCGGCGGTTCGACCCCGCCCCGTTCCACGGAGTCCTGAAATAACAGGATACCCCCACTCCCATATGGCAGTCAGTCCGTTAACCTGATGAAGTGGGGTTGTTAGTCGACTGTGTAATGCGGGAAGGTCCCAAATCCCCAAGACCAATAGTTACAGGGACTATGGAGTTGTAAGGTTTCCTGAAGAAGATTTATTTTCTTCGCAGTGCGGGTTCGAGTCCCGTGTCGACTACACGTGGTTTCCGTGTTTCGGAAATATATAAAAAGAGGGTAGTACCCGCCTAATATGCTCCCGTATGATGAGAAGTGGTGTCACTACCACAGGGACCTGAGCCGATTACTTGAATCTAAGTCGGTTGGTTAGTGTACCAGTAACAGGAGTAAGTTAACACACGAGTTCTAACCCCTCACGGAAGTGGGTTGCCGCTGAAATTCGGTATTGGGGACAGTCAGAAATGATTGAACGATAAATATGGTGACTATAGCTCAGTTGGCAGAGCAAAGGTTTGTGGTACCTTGTGCCATGGGTTCGATTCCCATTAGTCACCCAATAGGTTGGGGTCCCTTGTAGTAACGGATTGAACTATAGTAAGTAAACTACAAGTATCTAGTAAGAAGTCACAGATGGGTTCGTGACGACCTAAATTGGAGAGATGGCAGAGTTGGTCTATTGCGTCAGACTTGAAATCTGAAGTACTTGAAAGGGTACCGTGGGTTCGAATCCTACTCTCTCCGCAAAACAATAGGGAATACTTTACCTAAATAGTTCCTTGGTGTAATGGATAGCACTAAACACTACGGATGTTTCAGTGAGGGTTCGAGTCCTTCAGGGACTACTATTGGAAGATTGGCAGAGTGGTAATGCGGCGGTTTGCTAAACCGTAGACCTCGAAAGGGGTCCACAGGTTCGAATCCTGTATCTTCCGCTTTTTTTTTAAAAAAAGTTTTGGCAGTCTCAAAATTTATTGTATCTTTGTATTCACAAAAACGATATAACTATGACAACTACCAACACAATCATCGAAGTAACAACAGGAACATTAGCGGGTGACGTATTCTACGGAAACTTCAAAACTCGTGTTAAAGATAAAGTAATTAATGTTATGGTTTCAAACCATTTGAAGGACATTAACAAAGAGTATGAATTCCGTATCGCAGGGAAATGTCAAGCAGGATTCATCAGTATCCACGATACTAAAGGAACCGCTGGTGAAGTTATCCGTGGATACCAAAAAAACTCTTTGGTTAATATCCAAGCAAAAAATGAGTTCGGTCATTGGATGAATGTTTACACAACTAAAGGTGGTAAATGGTACTCAATCGACAAAGGTTTCTTGGAAACTATTACAGTTGGTACTATGAGAGAATCTTTCCCTGATATGTGCGATATGCAAATTTGGGAAAGAATGGGAGCTAAGACTTGGGCTGATAAGGCTTTCACAAAATAAGAAGTTTTTACCAATATTTGACTTTTTATGAAAGTCGTATCTATTTAATAGAAAATACATAATACTGCAAATGAAAAATTTAAATATCATACTATTAGGCGGGACTGAGGCGGATACGTTAACTCGGACGGCGATGGTATGATGTTTTGTCAACAATAACACTCAGAACCCATCTCCAAAAAAGATGGGTTTTTTTATGTCTAAAAGTTGGTAATTAAATAAATTGTTGTATCTTTGTGAAACAATAAAGGGGATGAAACCCCGAGTTCTTTGACATGTTGGTTTGAAAAAAAAATTAAGGTCTATTCGTTCATCGGCTAGGATGCTACCCTGTCACGGTAGTGAGGAGGGTTCGATTCCCTCATGGACCGCAAACAATAAGGGGGGGGCATGTACCAAGGCATTGGCGATGTCGATTTGCAATCAACGTGAGGTGGGTTCGATTCCCATCATCTCCACACAAAAATATATCGTGGGATAGAGCAGTGGTAGCTCGCAAGGCTCATAACCTTGAGGTCGGGGGTTCGAATCCCTCTCCCGCAACTAAAGAGTGTCTCGGTCCGCTCTGACGAAAGTCAACGACGAGGTCTCGGTAGACAGAACGCGTCTGATTCTACCCAAATACGCGAATATCGTATAGTGGTTTATTACTCCATCCTTCCAAGTTGGAGACGACAGTTCGATTCTGTCTATTCGCTCAAAAATGCTTAAGTGGTGGAATGGTATACACGTATGTCTTAGGAACATATGTCTTATGACGTGAGGGTTCGAGTCCCTCCTTAAGTACAAAACCAAGGTAATGTCAGTAGGATGAGGCCGCAATCGGATTCCTTTGAACAACGCGTGAGGGGCGGCTTTCACGATGTGGCTGATAACCCGAGGTTTTAAGACCCCACGAGTAACGGAGATATCCGACCGTTATGGAGTGTGAACCTGACTTGAAGGCTTCAAGGCTATGGGGGAGGCAACACAAACAAACACGGATTCCCCATTATGGATTAAGGGGGTAAGGGGCTTTAATTAGTCGTAATACAATCCACAAGTTGTAAGAACACTGAACAATCTTACAATACACACTCTGACTTCCGAGTGAGACTCACCACGTAACTTTGGGGGTAGGGTGAAGATGTTCTGAGGATAACACTGAACGCTGAACAGTAAAAACCATGGCGCATTTGATTGGTAGAATAGGTTAAGACGGAGTGTGAAAGTAGAAACCCCCGATGGATGGTTACTAAGCTCTTTAACTCAAAAGGGATAGTCGGGAGGGATATATAAGCTTAAGGGAAACTATAAGTAAAAACTAGGTCAGTTCCGATTTAACCCCTATCGGTACGAGTGTCTGACCTTAATGCCTCCTTAGCTCAGTTGGCAGAGCACTTGTTTTGTAAACAAGATGTCGTTGGTTCGAATCCGACAGGAGGCTCAATGAGTAAGAGATACTCACCTGTCTTTGATTCAAGACTTAAACAATGAATCCGCAGAATGTCTACGGCGCGAGTGGGACATCGTGGGAATAAAGGAGAGTCGCACACCTCCTCTCAGTAGTGTTGGATGTTTTTAACGGGTAAGACCATCAGGTTTTTAAGAAATAGAAAACCGATATATCTACTCACCATAATCTCAAGGTGGGGCAAACGCTCCTGTGGTGGAATTGGTAGACACGTAGCACTTAAAATGCTATGAACTGAAAGTTCGTACCAGTTCGATTCTGGTCGGGAGTACAAAAAATATTAATTTGGTCCCATCGTCTAACGGTTAGGACATCAGGTTTTCATCCTGGAAATCGGGGTTCGATTCCCCGTGGGACTACCAAATATTCTTCATTCATATAAAGGACCTGTAGCTCAGTTGGTTAGAGCACCGCACTCATAATGCGTAGGTCCATGGTTCGAGTCCATGCTGGTCCACTTTTTTCAAACTATACATTGCCAGTCCAAATTTTTTTCGTATATTTGTTATATGAAAAATCAACTACCATATTGTAACACATCTGAAGCGATTAAAGGATATGATAATTCACCTATTGCAAAATCCGAAACAAATGATTGTGTTGTTCGTGCGATAGCATCAGCATTTGACCTTGAATACGATAGAGCTCACAAATTTGTTGCTGACACTTTTGGTCGTAAACCAAGACAAGGTACTTTTGGATTTGGCCCTGGTATGAATAAGATTGCCGAAGAAAGAACTCGTATTGGTAGAAAATGTGTCAAACCTATGGGTACTAAATCTGAACACAGTTCTTTCCGTTCACTATCTTACGATGTTAAAGTTAAAGGAGTTAAAACTTCACGACAAATGACTGTAGGTACTTTCATTTCAAAATACCCTTTAGGTACTTATGTGGTTACAGTTAAACGTCACGCCTTCACTATTAAAGATGGTGTGGTTATCGGTAATCGTGAAGATGCTATTCAGAAAAGAAAAATCATGTTATTGGCTTGGAGAGTTGGTTCATAATATAAACCACATATATTTATCAGTATGTCAGATAGTATTATAAATTTCTTAAAGAAACAGGGTGATATTTTTAGTTCCGCTAAATATTTTGGTGGTATAGATAAATTACGTGAGATTGGTAAGACTAATCCTAAAATTATGGATATGATTACTAAATCATCTTATGGTTATCTGGAATTTCAGGCGGGTGATAGGCCAGGACAAACTAAGACCTATGAATTTAATTTCTATGTATTAGATTATGATATGGAGGACGATATGGGTGGTGGTGATTACAACCACGCTTATTTAGCAATTGATTTAATTGTTGATTACCCAAATTTAACCGATGAAGAAATTCTAAGAATTGGTCAATGGGCTGCTGAGTATTGTGAGGATGGTCGTTGTGACTATAACATTTCAAACAAAATCTTTGAAGATTCTTTGATTATGTCAGACGTTAAAAAAATTAACGGTAAAGATGTCCCATGGGTATCAGGTTCTTTATTAAACAACCAAACAGATATCGTTCCCGATGAAGAAGTTGAAGAATTAATTAAGAAAAGCGAGAATGGTGGTACTGTTAAAGAATCCGTTATACGAATAAAAAAATTACTTAAAGTTGATTTATAGATTTATTTTTTATTTTATATTGTTTATTTTTATAAAAAAACAAATATGGGAAATAAAGTAACTGTTTTTGGGTTAGACAAATTAATTCAAAAACAATCGGCGGTAACTAAAAGTAAGATTTTAAGTCAAACCATTATTGATGGTGTTAAAACAAAATTCATTAGACCTGTTCCTCATGAAGATGGGACATTATGTGAGATTGCCAGAGCAGATTGGGATGAAATTACTGACCCTATTGTTCATACTCATGTAACAACAACTCAAGTAGGTAGAATTCGTGCTTGGGGATTACATCAAAATAGTACAGATAGATTATTCGTTGTTAAGGGACTTGTTTCAATTGTAGTTTATGACGGAAGAATTGATTCACCAACATACGGTGTTATTAATGAATTTAAAGTTTCAGAAAGAAATCCTGTGTTATTAGTTATCCCACCAAATTTATATCACGGATGGAAGAATATTGGTACTGATGAAGCGTATATAATTAATATGCCAACTTCAATGTATGATTATCATAAACCTGATGCCCTTGATTTACCTTATGATTCTGAAGAGGCTATTAATATTGTCCCTCATAGATGGTAAAATCGGTTATGGTGGTTATTCCAACCCATAATCACCCTACAACACTTAAATACTCTGTTGAAAGTGCTCAAAATCAAACGGTTGAAGATTTAGATATTGTTATCATTGGTGATGGTGTTACTGATGATACAAGAGATGTCATTAGTGATATAATTAAAACTGACAATAGAGTTAGATTTGAAGATGAACCAAAAAGATTAAGTAGGAATGAAGTTGCTAGACATAGGATAATTTCTGAATCAAAATCTGACATAGTTACTTATCTTGGGGATGATGACCTTCTATTATCTAAACACGTCGAAATAATGAAAAATATGTTGGTTGATAGTGATTTTACTCACCCATTACCTGTTTTGGTGTATCCTGATAAAAGTATAGAAGCTTTAAGGATTAACTTAAAAGAAAAAAAATGGGTTGATTATCATTTAAAACCTAAACAAAATAAAATTAGTTTAACTGGCGCCGCCCATACAATGGATTTATATCGAAAATTAAAATTTGGATGGAGGGCAGCCCCAAAAAATATTTGGAGTGACCTTTATATGTGGAGACAAATATTTTTAACACCAAATATTAAATTATCAAGTTCTGATTTATCAACCATGATTAAACTACCTTCATCAGCAAGAATAGAAAATGATTTAAATAGAAAGTTTGAGATTGAGTCTTGGTCTATTATTATAAAAAAACCTGATTTTTTTGATTTATGGCAGAAAAAAGTTCTCCCATAATAATCAGAACCTTTGAGGAAACTTTACAGTTTTCTTTTTAATAAAATATACTATATTTATAAATGAAACCTTGTTACTGAGGTCCACGTGTCCAAGAGACATTTGAGTTGGTTAACCACCAACGAAGTGGGGTTCAATAAACATAAAAATTAAAATAAGGAAAAAATGTATTATCAAACAAAAACCGCAACGCCTTATGCGTTCATCACAAAAGACAAATTACGTCTTAAACAATTTGGACATAATGTCTATCTTAAAAACGGGTCTGAATTCGAATTAGAATTATTCAACCCAACACAATCAAGTGTTTTAACAAAAATTAGAATCGACGGAAATTATATTTCAGGTGGTGGAATTGTTCTTAAACCAGGACAACGAATTTATCTTGAGCGATTTTTAGACGATGCTAAAAAATTTAAATTTGAGACTTACGAAGTTGAATCAACTTCTAATGAAGTACTAAACGCAATATCTAATAATGGTAATGTGGACGTAGAATTCTACGAGGAATTTATTAAACCAACCTACCAACAACCCTTTTTGGTTAATTACCCGTTGGTTAACCCTTTAGTTAATTACCCGTCAACAAATCCAAACCCTTACTATGTAAACACTTTTACAACCACAGGTTTAAATAATACCGTATCTACGTATACATCAAGTGTTGGGTTTAATCCTTCAAATAGTGGTGACGCAACTTTAAGTTTTACCAACGGTTACTCAAATAAATTTGAAAATAAACCAAGAAGTCAAAGTTTATCTAAAAAATCAAAATCAATAGAAACAGGTAGAGTTGAGAAGGGTGGTAACAGTAACCAATCCTTTAGAACTGTTAATAAAGATTTTAATAGTTATACGGTATCAACATCTAACTGGAAAATACTTCCTGAGTCAGTTAAACCATACGAATCAAATGATTTAAAAGTTCACTGTACTGAATGCGGAAGTAAGAGAAAGAAAGATTCTCATAAATTTTGTCCTAATTGCGGAACAAAATACTAAAATAAAACAACAAGGTTTCAAAAAATAAACCCCTTCTATTCGGAGGGGTTTTGTTTTTAATAAAAAATGCAGTATCTTTGTTCAAATAAAGGTGATGAAAAGAACAAGTAAAAAAAATTATACTATGAAACAAAGAATATATTTGGATGATGTTAGAACTCCTGTAGAAAAAGACCAATGGATTGTTGTTAGAAATTACGATGAGTTCGTAACTAAAGTTACTGAAATTGGTTTAGAGAATATTGGGTTGATTTCCTTGGACCACGACTTAGGTGATACTGCGATGGCGGAATGGCGTAAAAACGTTTACCACAACTACGAATTAAATTACGATAACATCACTGAAAAAACAGGGATGGATTGTACTAAATGGTTAGTGGAAAAATGGATGGATGGTGAACCTGTTGTAGATGTAGTAATCCATTCAGCTAATGCTATTGGTAGTGCTAATATGATGGGATATATTAATAACTATCGTCACATTAATCGTTTACCACAAAATTGTGTAAGAGTACAAATCGAACATACTGTATAAAAATGAATATTTTCTTCTTAGATTTTGATGTTAAAAAGTGTGCGGAGTATCATTGTGACAAACACGTTGTTAAGATGATACTGGAAACCGCACAACTTTTATGTTCGTCCCACCATGTTACAGGGGGAACTGCACCATATAAGTTATCACATAAAAACCACCCATGTTCAATATGGGTTCGGTCGTCGTTATCTAATTACCTTTACTTATGTGAATTAGGGTTGGAGTTAGGTAAAGAATATACTCATCGTTATGGTAAAAAACATAAGTCAGTTGAGGTGATTGAATGGTGTTTGGTGAATAGGCCTAATATCCGCGATATTGATTTCACATGTCCACCATTAGCAATGGGTGATGAATACAAAATAGGTAATGATGTTATTGAATCCTACCGAAATTATTATAAAGGAGCCAAGTCAAAAATTGTTTCTTGGAAAAACAGAGAAAAACCTTTTTGGTTTGAAAAAAAAGAGTTAAATTTGCAATATGATTAAGATAGATAAAGACTTTAAAGGAGATGTGTGGGTTTTTTCGGACCCACACTACAACCACAAAAATATATGTCGTGGTGTAACCGCGTGGCGTTTACCTGACGGAACTGTACCATTATCACAAACTCGTGATTTTGAAACAATCGACAAGATGAACGCATTGATAGTAAATAACATCAATGAAAATGTGATGCAAGACGATATTTTAATTTGTCTTGGTGATTGGAGTTTCGGAGGTTTTGAATCAATCAAAGAATTTTGGGATAGAATTGTTTGTAAAAACATTCACCTTATTTTAGGTAACCATGACCATCACATTGAAAACAACCGAGACGGTTGTCAGGGATACTTCAAGAGTGTTTCTCATTACAACACTTTGAGAATTGACGAACATACGTTCCGATTGATGCACTACCCAATAAGTTCTTGGGATGGGTTAAATAAAGGTGTTATGCACCTTCACGGACACTGTCACTTACCAACTAGTTTACGTTTAGGTAAAGGACAACGATTAGATATTGGTATGGATGGTCACCCTGAATTTCGACCATACAATATTCGACGTGAAGTTGTTCCTATGTTACGACACAGAGATAAAGTATCTGAGATGGATAATGACCATCACACTGATGAAATAATTAATAAAGATAAAGGATAATAATATGAAACATGATAAAGACATTTTGATTTGCAGTTGCCATTCAACTGACCACCAATTAATTGTTCTATACGAACAAGATGAAGATTTTCCGATGGTTTATTTCCACATTCATTTGAATGAAAGACCTTTTTGGGAAAGATTGGTTTATGGTGTAAAATATATTTTTGGTAGAAAATCTAGATACGGAGCCTTTGATGAATTTATATTTAATCACGACGACGCTCACAAAGTTGAAAGAATTTTAAAATATTTACGAGATGAAAAAACCGTGTAAGGAATGTCCTTGGGTTGTTAAAAACAAACATAACGAAATGATTACTAATCATTCGACAAAACATAATAAACCTCATAATTGTCATATGATATCACCTGAAAAAAGAGGTGGGTTATGGGATGTAAAAGAAGAAACTAAATGTATAGGGAGAAAATTATATGAACACAGAGAGAAAGTTAGCGAGTATTAGAATCATCAGTGACATCCAACCTATTGAGGGGGCTGATGTGATTGAATTAGCTATTGTCGACAGTTGGAAGGTTGTTGTTGCTAAGAATGTTGGATATAAAGTAGGTGATATGGTTATCTACTGTGAAATTGATTCATTCTTACCAATCAGAGATGAGTTTGAATTCTTGAGAAAGACTTCGTATAAAAAAATGTCTGACGGAACGGAAGGATTTCGTTTAAAAACAATTAAAATGAGAGGGCAAGTTTCTCAGGGATTAATCTTACCAATGTCTGTTGTAGAATATACTAACGTAGATTTTGAAATTGGCATGGATGTAACTAATTTATTAGGAATTAGTAAATACGAACCACCAATTCCTGCTGAATTATCAGGGAAAGTGAAAGGTTTATTCCCATCTTTCTTACGTAAGACTGATGAGGAAAGAGTTCAAAACTTGACAAAAGAATATGAGAACTATAAATCATTAGGTCGTAAATTTTATGTGACTGAAAAATTGGATGGTTCTTCTGCAACATTTTACTTCAGAGACGGTGTATTTGGAGTTTGTTCTCGTAACTTAGAATTACTTGAAACTGAAGGTAACACTTTTTGGAGAGTTGCTCGTGAATTGGATTTGGAAAATAAAATGAAATCTTTGGGTAAAAACATTTCACTCCAAGGGGAATTAATTGGTGAAGGTATTCAAGGGAATCCTTACAAAATAAAAGGTCAAACTGTAAAATTCTTTAATTTGTTCGATATTGATTTACAAGTATATCATTCTTTATCTCATTTGGATAGAGCTCTTGGTATTATGGGGCTTAAAATGGTTCCAATTGTTGATGAGTTTTTCAAATTACCTGAAACTATTGAAACTTTATTAAAATATGCAGATAATAAATCAATATTAAACCCAAAATTTAATAGAGAGGGGATTGTCATTCGTTCTAACGATAGAACCATCAGTTTCAAGGTTATTAGTAATAAATTCTTATTAAACGAAAAATAATGGAAGAAAAGAATACAAGAAAAACCGTGATACACGAGGAACTCAACGAGAAACAACAGGAAATGTATGATGAATGGTTGTCACACATTAAAGCAATTTATGGTGAGTATGGATTATTCACTTGGAAAATAACCCCAGATGGAATTGGTAATGGAATTGTAGTTTATAGTCACCATACAAAAACAGAATTAGATTTAACCGACGTTGATAGTTGGTAATTAATAAAAAAGTATTACCTTTGTGACATGTTAGAAAGATTGAACAAATATTATGACGAGGGTTTGGTGCAAAAACAATCGCACCCAACCCTTCCTTTGACTATATGGAACTACACCCCAAAAGTTCAATACGGGGTGACTGGTGACCAATATAAGTTATGGGATGATATCACTGTACAATGTAGAGGATTAGTTACTGACGATAACGGAATTGTTGTTGCAAGACCATTTAAAAAATTCTTCAACATAGAAGAAAACCGACATACCTCAACTTCAGATTTTGAAGTATATGAAAAAATGGACGGTTCTTTAGGAATCTTATTTAACTATAAGGGGGAATGGGTTCTTGCGACTCGTGGTTCTTTCACTTCTGGCCAATCAGTTAAAGGTACTGAGTTACTTCAGAAATACGACTATAAGAAATTACACCCTGATTACACTTATTTATTTGAAATAATCTATCCTGAAAACAGAATAGTTTGTTCTTACGATTTTGAGGATTTAGTTTTGTTAGGAATGATACACACTGAAAGTGGTGTTGAGGTTGATATCCATTTAGGCACTAATAACGATGTTAGGTTTAAGAATTTATTAAATAATCTTGAGTTAAACATTGTTAAAAAATACGACGGTATCAAAGATTATACTTTTTTGAAACGTATGATATCAGATTCTAAAGAGGGTTTTGTTGTTAGATTCTCAAATGGTGATAGGATGAAAATAAAAGGTGAAGAATACCTTCGTCTTCATAAAATAATGACTAATGTATCTACAACTGCGGTTTGGGAAGTTTTAAGTTCTGGCGGTGATATGGAGGAAATAATAAAAGATGTTCCTGATGAGTTCTACAAGAAAATAAAAATGTATGTTCAGGAGTTGAATTATCAGTTTTACCGTTATTCAGAATATGCTGGTAAGACTCATGATTATTTCCGATACGGTAAGTATGGTGATAATGAGAAAGAATATACTAAAAAAGAATTTGCTGAACATTTGGTAAAATGTGATGTTCATCCTAAAGTAAAATCTATCTGTTTTGCTATGTGGGACCAAAAACCATATGACCATATCATATGGAATTTACTTAAACCAAAATTCGAAAAGCTATAAAACACGACACAATGTCGTGTTTTTTTTATTATCATTATATTTATTAATAAAAAATATTTATAATGTCAACAGAAGTTATTGTAGCGTTTATAACAGGGGTATTAGGGCCAGTTATTCTTCTATACGCAAAAAACAAATTTGAGAAGAACAAAGAAAAACCTGACATGGTTAAAGAAGCACTACAAGTCAGTGAATTGATAACTTCAAAGATTGAACATATTAAAGATGAATTTAAGGCCGATAGAGTTTGGATAACACAATTCCATAACGGAGGTCATTTTTATCCAACAGGTAAATCTATGGCTAAATTCAGTGTTATTTATGAGACTGTTTCCCAAAATACAAATTCAATTCAAGCAAATTTTCAAAACATCCCTGTTAATTTATTTAGTAAGTCTATCAATTATTTATTAGAAAATGATGTGATTGAAATTGCCGACTACACAAACGCAACTATAGCAACTCACGGGTTAAAATATATTGCAACAGACACAGGTTGTAAATCAGGGTATTTATTCGCAATAAAAACAATTGATAATAAGTTTATTGGGACCTTAGGTTTAGATTTTTCAAAAAGAAAAACAAACCTTGATATAGAATCAATAAATCACTTACAAGTTCACGCAACTGCAATAGGTGGCGTTCTTATGGGACACCTAAATGGTTAACAAATCGAAATCTCATTATATTTATTAAGATGAGACGATTATTAAACGAAACTTTACAAATACCAGACCCTTCAGATTATACAAACACTGACTTCAAACCGTTTGTTGTTGGTAGAAGTAATCCGTTAGCGGATAAGATAAATCCATCCTTATTAAAAGATGTTGATACTGCAGCCAAAAAAGCTAATATTAAAGTTAGTATCACAACCGCGGTTAGTGGTCACGATAAAGGTTCTCGACATGAAAAAGGTTTAGCAGTTGATATAGCCATGATTAATGGTCAAGGGTATGGTAGTGAAAAAGCGGCAAAACAAAAAGGTATTTACGACGACATTATGAGATTTGTTTCTGAGTTAGAAAAACTTGGATATACTAAAAATAGTGAATCGGGTAATGATAAAGCCGTTTTAACATTTGGGTTCCCAAATCACCATCACCATGTACATGTTTCAAGGAATTCAGATACTGGAGTGTCAGATAGTAATGGTAATGTTACTACAAACCCTAAACCTGATTCACAGGAAACTCCTGACTCAGGTGAAAACTACGATAATATTGATTTTGATACTTCGTCAGATAGTAATAACGTAATTCAAAAATTTTTAAATCCATTGTTAAGTACGTTAGGGTTTAAAGAAGGTGAAGAGCCAACCAATAAATTAGTTGAGGATATTCAACGAATTAAAAATTTATTATAATGGAAAAATTTACTAATCCAGCCCCATATGGTAATATGAAATCATCAATAATGTCAAAATCTGTTGATTTAATTTCATATCCAAATTCAAAATTAATAAATCCGTATGATGGTGTTATTGTTTTTGACAGAACTCCTTCTTGTGAAAACTTAATTAAAATTAAACATGAGTTTAATGGCGATAATGTATATTCTGAATTTTGTAATGTTGGTAAGTCGTTTGTTTCACCAGGAGATAGAATAAAACAAGGTCAAATTATTGGACATTTCACTGACGATAGAATTGGGTACTCAATTAAAAACGATGATGATAAAAAATTAGACGTGTCAAAATATATGGAAGGGTTTAAAACTAAAAAAGAAGACCCTAAAAAAGAAGACCCTAAAAAAGAGGAACCTAAAAAAGAAGACCCTGAAAAAGAGATTAATAAACTTGATGTCGGTAATAAAGACGTTGGTTCTGGTAATATATTCTTAGATACTTTACTATCCCCATTTTCAATCGCTAACGATATTACAAGTGGTGTTGGTAAAGAGATTAAGAAAGCCTTTAAAGAAGATTACGGTGGTAATAAAAGACTTACAGAACAAATAGATAAGATTAAAAAAATTATAAAGTATTAAAAAACCCCCTTTTCAGGGGGTTTTGTTTTTTACTTAACAGAATGAACTGAAGTGGTGTCTACTAAAGTAGAGTCTACACTGATTTTAGTTGAGTCTGTGGCTACAGATGTACTGTCTGCCGTTGTTTGAGTTTCCTCGGTTTTAGTTGATTGCCCACAAGATGTAATCATCATTGTTCCTGCAACCAACATAGTGAAAATTACTTTTTTCATGTTATGTTTGTTTGTTTTTATTGATAAATAAATAGGTGATTGTTGACGTAAAATCAACTTATACTTTAAAATAATTTAGATTTTCTTAATAAAGTACAATATTTATTTAAAAAATAAAAAAATATACTGTTTAGGTATTGTTAGAACAGTTTTTTTTACTATCTTTGTAAAACAATTCAGGGAAATGGTTGGAGTATCTGTAAAACCGTGGTTTCCTAACCTTGAAAAAAAAACAAAAAAAGATTTGGTAAATCAAAAAACTTTACCTACCTTTGTACAACAAAAGAGATAGACAACGATTCAGATACAAATCTCAAAAAAAAATAAAAAAAGATTTGGTAAATCAAAAAACTTTACCTACCTTTGTAAAACAAATCGGAAACGTCCGAAGAAGTTCTTTGAAATATATTATTTATCCATCAGGATGTTGATGATGAGACCCTCGGGTTGATTCTGAGATAACTGAGAAAGATAATCGGCCGTATATGGTCGTTAAATAAACCTCGAAAGGGGGATAAAGTGGAATCACCTGTGTTAGTGGTTCTGCGGTTTGGGAAACCAAACTCAAGTATACAAGTGGGATATCAGTGAGCCTGTAGTACCGAGGATGACTTCGTAGGGAAATGGAAAACTGAATGGGCAATGTGGATTGTCTGTTTGAGGTGGGAACACCAATAAGAATAACCCATAGGAATCAAGTGAGAAGTGTACTTCCAAATACACAATTGCGGGTTCCAATATAAAAGGTGACTTAAAACCGAAGGGGTAATACCTGAAGGTAAGATATAGAACGAGTGGTGTCGCTAATATCCTTACCAAAGGCCTACCAAGGTCTTGGTACGAAGTAATCTTAAAATATGAGAGTGGGGACACTCTACCGAGTAGAAAAGTATCTTATTATTCAAAAGATAATGAGGCTTAAGACGGACCTCTACTTGGAACCATCCACAACACTAAAAACTTATATGCTATTTTAAGTAAAACTAAAAAACAGATAAGCAAAAGTGTTCGTCAGGGTTTGATGAAAGTCGCCTACACAGTCACGGGTTGTCCGTGGCATACAGAGACCGCAAGTTAATGTATATTTTTACAAAAAACCTCTAGGGAGTCGAATCCCGAGTTAGTTCGCAAGACTGAAGAGAGTAGAGTAGTAAAAGAGTAGTTGAACCCTTTAGGAGTGATTGGTCTAACCAATCGGCGATGAGGATTACCATTCAAAAGATGGTGGAAATGAAGGGAAACAATAATCCTTCTAAAGATTCTCACAAAACGGTGTATTCTCAGCCTTTTAGCCTAACTATGAAAACAGTGACTCCAACCGAGGTAATTACGGTATATTCCTCGAGGTAATGAGTTTAAACTTCCCCTTAAAAAAGTCCCATAGAGTGTGTTTTTGGTTTTTTACTATGTTACAACCTTTATCTACTCTGATTGAGAAATCCAAAAAACAAGTGTGTTTGTGTCAAGATAAGACATCTTCTCTAAAAGATAAAAAACATCAACACCGATATTCTTAGGTTGTGGATTTTTATGATAACCACAGGTTTTTTATAGGTGTCTAAATAAGTAAAAAACTAAAAAACATAGACGTTTAGGTCGCGAATTCACCTCACGATAGAAGGTCCCATTCGGTGTCACAAACTGATGGAGTGGTTAAGGTTGTACCACTGAGTAAAAAGCCCAACGGGAGTAACATGACGATGTTACTCCCTTTTTTATGCTATAAAAACTAATTTTTGTACAACACCAAATAATAATTTTACCGCATAAAAAAACCCCATCCGAAGATGAGGTTTAATGAGTGGAGGTAGAGGGGTTCGAACCCTCGTGTTGTACACCTTACCTATTAAGGACTACACGCTTAGGATAACATTTTCTAATGTTCCAAAAATATTTAGTTTGTTCTTCACCATCGTAAACTAACAACCAATGGACGACTCGATTTTGGGTTCAGTCATTTTTCCACCTTTGTAAAGACTTCTGTTCCTAGGTTGTATGTCCACCGACCCGTATGGTGTTTCCTATATGTTAGGCAACAACCGCAGCGTCTTCACGGATTAATCCGATGGTCGCCATTTTGTCTAAAACGTTTCCGTTTACAGTTTACATCCGTAGATTTAAGTGATAGGATACATCTCACTGCGTGCCCCGAATAACTAACAATGCCAGTCAATTCCAAGTTACCCCCATATGTTAAAGAACTTATTTCTCCTACAAAGATAGTAAAGTTTTCTCAATTACCAAACTATTTTATATTTATATGTAAATAAATATTTGTGAAAGATTCAAAAAACGCTAAGATACTATTTGAAAATGAGTATGTCGTATTGGTACAGGTATTCAATAAGAATGCCGCAACCTATTACGGGCCCCCCAAGGTTACTGAATTATATGACCAAGATTTTAGTCATGGTGATTTATATTTTGCCGTGAGTAAATATAATCCTGGCCCTGAGTACATATACACACTATACAAACCTACAGATGGTGAACTTAAATATTATTCAGGTGACGTTTTAAAATCTGAAAGTTACGACAACATCACATTTAAGTATCCATACCTAAAACCCTATGTTCAAGATATTAGGGGGAATAGTGAAATATATGATTTATTATTGAAAATTAAAAACGGTCAAAAGGTTAATAACTGGGACGCTAATAGATTTGACCCAATTGTGTACGATATTAAGTTTAACGAACAAACACCTGGTAAAAGTAGAGTTAAATTAAAATTTGACGATTATGAGGATTATTGGAAATTATTTGATTTAAAAGATGGTGATATTTGGTTTGGAAATTACATATATTCTAATTATGATTCCTACGAATTTGAAAGTGCAGATTTTGCTGATGAGGATTGGATAGAGGGTTATTTATTACGTGAATTAAATGACGAAAACCAAATTAAATTAAAAGAAATTTTAACACTATTATCTCCAGAACAATCTAAATTACGAAATGATGAAGAATGGAAAAAGGCTTCTAATTTACTATTATCAACATTTGAACGTGAATGTGAAGAAATTAAACATGAATGGTTGTCAGAAAAAAATAACTGTAAAGAACGAGGAGCACGTAAGATGATTGAGGACGATTGTTGTAATTTTTTTCAAAATTATGGAATATTCAATATGGGTAGTTGTTTTTATAGTTATGTGACAACAGTATCGGTATTATTATCTTTATATAAAATGGTTGATGAAAGACATATAACGGTTAGTGAGGTTTTAAGTGATATTGGTCATAAATCAGGAAATATTGGTGGATGGGAAGAATATTCTTATGAACAAGATTGTATTGATTTTGACGATGAATCTTTCAATCGTAGTTGTGGTTGGCAATTAGATAAGATGTTTACTAAACTTGAAGATTCTGAAGAATTTGAGGATATTAAAAAATTCTCAGATAATGCGTCAAAAATTTTAAGTAAGTACGACATTGAAACTAATTACAAATTACCTAAAGACGAATCAAGAACATTTAGAATTATTAAAATAGACCCAAAAACTAATAAAATCCATGTTGTAGTTTCTAAGAAGGGTGAGTATCAAGGTGAACAAAGAAGTTATGATTTTGAAAATTTTGACCAATTTTTACATCAACCCGAATTATTTGAAAATAGATTTGTTAAAGTAAAGTAATTTACTTATCTTTGGCTTATGGAGAGAAACTATCAATTACTAAAGGACGTTTTGTCGGTCCCAACAAAGACATATAAGGAAGACCGAATGATTGAGTTTTTAGTTAATTGGTTAACTGAAAACCAAATATCATTTCAGGTTGACGAACACCGAAATATTTACGCAACTAAAACATCTCAGGATATTCCTGAAGGGTTCTTTTTCCCGTGTGTTATTGCACATACTGACACCGTACATCAATTAGACGTAATTAATGTCAGAGAAATGGAATTACCTAACGCTCAGGGTATGATTAAACCATCGTTAAAAGCATTCAACGATTTTGGGCAACCAACAGGGATTGGTGGTGACGATAAATGTGGTGTTTACGCATGTTTAGAATTACTAAAAGAATTACCAAATCTTAAAGCAGCATTTTTTGTTTCTGAAGAAACAGGTTGTCACGGTTCAAAACAAGCCGATAAAAATTTCTTCGAGAACGTAGGATACGGGATTCAATTTGACGCACCTGAGAACTGGATGGTTAGTGAGTTCTGTATGGGTGTTCAGTTATTTGGTCGAGATACAGAGTTCTTTAAATCATGTGATGAGGTATTAACAGAAACATTTAATCCTGATAGAAAATATCAATCTCACCCATACACAGATGTGTACGCACTGAAGAACACATTTGACTTCTCGTGTATTAACTTCTCAATTGGGTACTACGACTACCACACTAGAGAAGAATACGTTGTAATCGAAGATGTTTATAACGGAATCAAAACGGGTAAAGAATTAATTGAAAAATTAGGTAACGTAAAATACCCATTCAAATCAAAACCACGATATAGTCATTTATTTGACTAACAAAAAACCCCTCCGTAAGGTGGGGTTATTTTTTGTTTATTAACGAACATAAAAAAAGGGGTTATTAAACCCCTTTTCTTTTTCTTATAACTTTCTTCCCATCTTTGAATTTGACATCCCCATTTTCACTGATTAACGTGTATTCAATATTTTCTTGGATGTTACTCTTAAGAACTTCTTCCGAGATAAAATCTTCTATTTTATCCTGAATAGCTCTTTTTAGTGGACGAGCCCCGTACATCTCATCAAACCCAACCTCAGAAATCATGTCAATAATAGAGTCATCAAATTTAATATTATATTTAAGCCCTGTTAATCTTTCAGATAAAACATTCAACTCAAGTTTAACAATTTTCTTAACATCTTCTTTCACTAATGAATTGAAAATGATAACTTCATCAATACGATTTAAAAATTCAGGTGCGAAAAACTTCTTAAGTTCTTTCTTCAAAACTTCTCTTTTTTGTTCTTCCTCAACATAAGAACTTGAGTTAGTTTTAAAACCTACACCAGCTCCAAAATCTTGTAGTTTTTTAACTCCAACATTCGATGTCATGATGATAATACAGTTTTTGAAATTAATCTTTCTTCCCATACCATCAGTAAGGTGACCGTCATCCAACACTTGTAATAATGTTGAGAATATGTCTTTGTTTGCCTTTTCAATCTCGTCAAACAAAATTACCGAGTAAGGTTTGTTCTTAACTTGTTCAGTTAATTGACCACCTTCATCATAACCTACATATCCTGGAGGGGCCCCAATTAATCTTGAAATACTATGTTTTTCTTGGTATTCAGACATGTCCACACGAATCATATTTTCTTCACTACCAAACATTTGTTTTGCCAATTGTTTTGCCAAGTAGGTTTTACCCACACCAGTTGAACCAAGGAAAATAAATGAACCGATTGGTTTGTTAGGGTCTTTAATACCTAATCTGTTTCGTCTGATTGACTTAGCAATTTTCATAACCGCTTCAGATTGTCCAATTACTTTATCAGACAAACTACTATCTAATTGACTTAATAACATTGTTTCATCGGCGTTTAATTTACTAATAGGAATTTTGGTCATGTTTGAAACAACCTCATAAACCAACTCAATAGAAACTTCTTTCTTCTTAACTTGAAGTTCATCTTCAAATTTTTTCTTCTCAATATCTAATTTATTAAGAATACGTTTTTCTTTATCACGTAAGTTTGCCGCCTCCTCGTAATTTTGTTTTTTAACTACCTCAAGTTTTTCAATTTTAACATCCGCAGCCTCTTGCTTTAATTTCTCAATAATTTCAGGCATTTTAATCTCAACCTGACATCTTGCACCAACCTCATCAATAATGTCAAATGCCTTATCAGGGAACTCTCTATCAGTGATATATCTTGCCGCCAAATCAACACATACAGAAAGTACTTCATCAGTATAGGACACCTTATGAAACGTTTCGTACTTATCTTTAACATTTTTAAGAATTTCTAATGTTTCTTCTTTTGTTGAAGCGTCAACAATAACCTTTTGGAATCGTCTTTCTAACGCTCCGTCTTTCTCAAAGTTCTTACGATACTCATCAAGAGTTGTAGCACCAACACATTGAATTTCTCCACGAGCAAGTGCTGGTTTAAAGATATTTGATGCGTCTAAAGAACCTGATGAATTACCCGCTCCAACAATTGTATGAATCTCATCTATAAACACGATGATATTTGGAGCATTTTGTAACTCCTCGATGATTACTTTCATACGTTCCTCAAACTGACCACGATATTTTGTACCTGCAACGATTGAAGTCATATCTAACGACACAATTCTTTTATCCATTAAATTTCTTGGACATTCACCGTTAAAAATTTTAATAGCTAATCCTTCTACAATTGCGGTTTTACCACAACCAGGTTCTCCAATAATAATAGGGTTGTTTTTCTTTCTACGAGAAAGAATTTGAGCTATCCTCGTAATTTCTCTCTCTCTACCAACTACAGGGTCTAACTTACCTTGTTCAGCTAATTTGATTAAATCTCTACTAAAGTTATCCAACACGGGTGTTGAAGAGTCAGATGTTGATTTAGGTGGGTTATTTTTACCCCCATTGTCCATGGATTCTATCATATTTTGTTTTTTAGTTAATTATAAGGATTAATTTTGTATTTTCAACTACAGGTACAAAGGTAAGAAAAATATCTAAACTAAAAAATTTAATTTTTGGTTATATTTATGAATATGATAAAACACTATACCAAATATATTGAGACTCTTGGTGCCGACGAAGAACTTATAGAAACCTATAAGAATCTTAGACAGGCCTTTCAAAGAGAAGGATGGTCAGAAAAAGATTTAGAAAGACCACCATATTACCCTCAAGATATTATGAGGAACTTTCAAAGGTTTAGTAGTTTACATTCAAAATTATTCCAAGAATTAAAAAGTTTTTTTCCTGATATTGACCACAATGAGTTTGTTGATTATCTTAGTGGTAAATTACAAATAATAGATTCAGAAACACCTTTACAAAATGGCAGTAAAAAAAGAAGAGATAATCGGGACGAAGATTATTAATGAGATTGACTCAAGTAACTTAGTAAAAACTGAGTACGACACCGAAACCAAATTAATGGTGGTGGAATTTAAAAACGGTATGAAATATCAATATGATGCGGTTCCTCATGAAGTTTACACAAGATTTAGAATGAATGAATCTCAGGGTAAATTTTTTAATACCGAAATTTCTAAAAAATACAAATATACTAAACTTTAATTATTATCAATACTCGACTATTTATTAGTAATGAGTGATTTAAAAAGTATATTAACTAGTTTTCACGTACAAGACGAATTAAATCCTAAGATTTGGGATAATTCTATGGAGAAGATGTCACCTAAAGTTAGGTCACGTCTACTTGAGATTGCTTATGAGTTCATAGAATTTTTAAAAGTTGATATTGTAGTATCGGACGTTATAATGACAGGGTCATTAGCCAACTATAACTGGTCAAAATTTTCAGATGTTGATTTACATATCTTAGTCGACTTTAATCAGTTCTCAAAAACCGAATTACCTTTATACGAAGAATTATTTCAACTAAAAAAAACCATATATAACGACAAACACGATATCACCATCTACGGATATGAAGTTGAGTTATATGTTCAAAACGAAATTGAGGCTCACTTTAGTAGTGGAGTGTATTCTGTTTTATTTGATAGATGGGAAAATGAACCTAAAAAAGAAAATGTTAAAATTGACCTTGAATTGATTAAAAACAAATCAAAACAATGGATGGATATTATTGACGGTGTTATTGAAAGTGTTCAGGATGAATCTATTGATGATACTAAAAAAATTATCGACAAGTATAAGAAAAAACTTAAGAAATATAGAACTTGCGGATTGGAAGAAGGAGGTGAATATTCTGACGAAAACTTAGTATTCAAAGTATTACGAAGAAATGGGTATATTGAGAAATTATACCAATATCAAGATAATCGTATTGATAAGGAATTATCATTGAAAGAATCTACAACAACTATCGGTGGTAATTTTAAAACTGATTTAGAAAACGGTCCAAAAAATCATGGTAGTAGAAAATTAGGTAATTGGCAGTCGGATAACGCTTGGGATATTTTTGCACCTCCCAATACAGTTGTTAATTCATATACTAACGGTACTGTTACTAAAATTAGAGATACAGGAAAAAATTCTGGAAAAATTTTTGGAACACAAGTATCAATTAAAGGTGCCGAAGGATTCCCTGAAATTTTTTACACTCACGTTAAAGATGTAAAACTAAAAAATGGTGATACTGTTAAAGTTGGTGATTACATTGGGGTTGTTTCTGAATGGGTTGGACATGATACAATGACTCACGTACACATAGGATTACCTTATGGTCAACATATCAGAGATTTGTTAAAAAATTCTGGAAAAATTTTTACCAATAAATTGGGTACTGATTATAAAGATGACAGTAATAATGACAAAACAGATTACGATGAGCCTGTTATTACCAAAGGTAGTGAAGGAAGTAATAAAGAAGTTAATAATTGGTTAGAACCATTATTATCGACATTAGGATTTAAATAAATGATTCAATTACGTTAGAACGATAACATTTTTGATTCTGAATATATTTATATATAAATTAATTTTAAAAAAAAAACAAAATAATGGGAAACTTAAAACCAATTGGAAGTGAAAAATTACAAGGTATGGATAAAATCAATCGTATCATTGAAATTTCTAGATATAACGAAAATACTCCGACGCCTATAAATGAAGATAAATCAATCGAATATAGAAAGACTTTATCTGACGGAAACAATTATCTAATTGTTAAAGAAAAAAATGGATATGTGATTAAAAAATCACTAACCGAATCTGCTGGTGAAAATGATTACTTAGAACCAATGAAAAATAGAAAATACTATTCTTCTTATTCACAAGCATTCAAACGTCTTAACTTAATTGCTAAAGAGGTTAATGTTAATGAAGGGTATGAATCAAATGTTTCATTATTTGGTGAGAGTGATATTGATGAAAAAGCAGCAACAAAATACATTTTAAAAATGGGTGAAACTAAGGAACAAGCGGCTCCCGCACCTTCTCCCGCACCTGCTCCCGCTCCCGCTCCTTCACCTGCTCCCGCACCTGCACCTGCACCTGCACCTGCACCGACAGATGACCTAAGTATGGAGGATGAATTAGGTATGGAAGAACCTGAAGGTGACGAAATGGAACAACCTGAAGAGGATGAAGTTATAACATTAAAAGTTATTCAAAAATTAACAGGTAAATTAGCTCAGAAGTTAAGAGCTTTCCAAGATACTCAAGAAGATGAGGAACCAATGACATCTAAGGACATTAAATATGTAGTTAATTCTATATTATCAGCATTAAATTTAGAATCATTAGACGAAGAAGATAAAGAAGATATTTTAAATAAAATTGAAGGTGTCGAATCTGATGAAGAATTTGGTGGTGAAGAAATGGATATGGAAGAACCTGAAGGTGACGAAATGGGTATGGAAGAACCTGAAGGCGAAATGGCTGAGGGTGATTCTGGTATGTTTGATGATGAAGATGAAGCACTTTCTGCAGGTAAAAAATTGACGGATAAGATTTTTGGTGAAGGTCATGATGAAGAAGATGGTGAAGAATACCATTCAAAAATTAAAGGTGTTAACCCAAAACATGGTAAACACATGGAAGATGTTATCGAAGGACTTTTTACCGAATCTAAAGTTGACAATATATTAAAAAAATACTTTAAAGTTGAGGAAAACGAACGTAATTTAATTGAGGCTAAAAAACAAAAACTTAATTTAATTAAAGAAAACAAATCAAAAACAATTAGTAAAATTAAGATTGTTTCTGAAAGTATTTCTCAAGAAGTTGCATCAACTAAATTGGTCTCTAAATACCCTAACGCTAAATTAGTAGGTAAAACAAATCATAAAAATTTAGTTTTTGAAATGAACAATAAACAACTTAGAGTTACTGTTAAAGGTCAGATACTATAATGAGTTATTTAATATATGTTAATGAATTAGGCCCTAACTATAAGGGTGATAACATATATGAATTCATATTTTCTGACACTTTAGAAAAAATATGGGGGGATAATTGGGAATCAAAACCGTCAAACGGTTACCCACTACCACCTGATTTAGAATTCATACGAAAAGTAGGGAGTCTAAAAGATGACCAAGTTACATTATCAGTTATCCAAAATTCTGATTATTTCTCAATGATGGATTCTATGGATGGAGTAATTGCGATGGCTTGGGAGAACGAAAGTGATGATGTCGATTTCGACCATCAAAAAAGATTGGTGTTTAGATTCGGTGACGAAGAAACCACAGTCAAAGATAAATTATATGAACGTGATATCGTTTTAGAATTTGAAAAAAAGGTTGTCTATGAAAACTAACCAAAAACAATTAAGATTAATACAACACGGGTTGAAAGCGTCCACTGTCACTAGATTAAGTGAATCACAAGTGGATATTTTGTTTAACAGACTTAATGAGTCTAAAAAAGAAAATAAAGAACAAGTTACTGAAGTCCCAACTAAAAAAAGTTATAAAGTAGGTCCAGCAGGTGGTAAGGTTGGTGATTTAAATATCACACAAGACCCAAACACTAAAGAAGTTATGGTTACTGCAACCGAATCTGAAATGTCAGAAGACACTGATTCTGAAATGGATTGGTTAATGAAAGGTGATACGCAAGACCCTGTTCAAAAAGGACCTACAGGTGACGGTGACCCCGATTCATTACAAGAGTATAAAAATCTTGCAGAAAAATTTGAGTCTAAAAAACAACAAAAATATTTCTTCGCTAAATGTGGTGATGGTAAAACAAACGAACAAAAGAAATGGTGTAAAATGGCTGAAGAATTCTCTGACAAAACAAACTTTAAAAAGTTACCTGAAAAGAAAAAAACAGAAGCAAAAGAAAGTGGTTTAAATAATTTAGTTAATAAAGTTTCTGCCGCATATGCTGGTGGAGTAAAAAATAAGTTGAATTCCATGTCTCCAAGCGTTACCTTTGGTGAAAACGAAATAGAAAAAAAAATTATGAGACTAGTTGAAAAACATATAACTCCAAAAATGACTAAAAGGGAATTTCTTAATTTAGTTAAAGAACAAGGTACTAAAACGGCACCATCAAGACCAGGGGTTAAACCTGATGTTGATACACCATCAAAACCTTCAAAACCTGCAACACCGTACCAACCAAAGCCAGGTGTTAAACCAGCACCTAAAGCAAAAAGAGAGATACCAACTTGGTTATCATTTAAATCATTAGGAATTAAATTAAAGTAAAACAATGAGTCTAAATCCAAATACAGAAAAAAATCTAAAAGTTAAAAAATTTTTAGAAAAAAAATTAGTTAGTGAAGGTTTAACCAATAGTGAACGTAGTCTTTTAAGTGAGTTAAAAAATAAATTAAAAGAAGCTCCTATTGATTATGAAGGGCCTGAAAGAATGGAACCTGGTATTGAAAGAAAAATTACGTCAAAAGAGACTCCATACAATAACTTCCCCGCAATCCCTAACATGGATATGGATAAGGACTATATTGAATTAATCTCTTCAAAAAGATTTAAAGATTCTGTAGATAAAGTTAGAAGAGCCATGGGTGACACCAGAGCAATTCAAGGAGCAAATCCATTGAATTCATTAATGGCGACCGCAATGCAATCGTTACAAACGGTTGTATCAATTCAAATGCAAAACAAAGAAGTGTTAGAACAACTTGCGGTTGATTTAGTTATTAAAGAAATGGGTATTCCTGAAGGAGCGATGCAATTCGACGCAAAATTAGTTATGCAACCTATGGGAGCGTCTCAAGGGATGCAAGAAGAACCTGAAATGCCAAGTGAAGAAGAGATTGAAGAGTTTATGGGTGATGCCGAAACATTTGATTTAGAAAGAGCAAAAAGAAGATTTATTAACTCACTTATCCAAGGTGCAGCATTTAAAGGAGGACACATGTTTAATTTAGTGTCAAGAGAACTTAATGATATTGACCCTAGATTAATGAATTTATACACCGTGTCACAATCTTTAATGGAACACGCATATTGGTTGTTTCCTGATATGGAAGGAATGGCTGGTGGCGGTGGTGGACAAATGGGGCAATCAGAAGTTGATACCGAAACAGACCCACCAACAGTAAAAGCGAGAGCAATGACATTTCCACTTTTAGTTCATGAATTGGTTAAAGGTGTTTATGAAATATTTGGAACTCACGGTTTACCTGACGACCCAAAACAACAAGAAATGATTATGAAAGCTGAAGATACTTTGCCTGCTGAAATATGGGATTCTCGTTTGGGTCCAATCTTTTGGGAGAAGTTTATGGCAACATACCCGATGGAATTATTTGATGAGGATATGAAACACATCCAACATTACTTATTCATGAGATTTTCTAAGTTAAATGCTGAAGAATTTTTCAGAGTTGCTAAACTTATACTTTCAGGTAACCCACAAGGAACTCAATTTATTCAGAGAATGGTTAATGAAATCGTTACTGAACTAAAACAATATGATGCTGAAGAAGCGTTAAGCGGTGATGATGACGATGATTTTGACGATGATGGGTTTGATGATTTCTTAGGAGGTCTAGGATTATCAAGACCAAAATAATGAAACATGTCAAATTTAACAAGAGAACAGGTACTAATAGAGTATGTAAAATGTCATAAAGACGTAGAATATGCGTTAAGAACTTATCTACAAACATACGATAATACAGTATCAAAATACGTACCATTAGAATTATTTCCAGACCAAGTATCATTACTTGAAGATTACGAAAATTATAACGAAAATATTGCCTTAAAATATCGACAAGCGGGAGTAACTACAGTTACATCTGCTTGGGCTTCGATGAAACTTTCTTTTGCTAAGAAAAACAAACCCGAAAAAGTCCTTATAATTGCTAACAAACTTGATACGTCATTAGAGATGGCAAACAAGATTAGAAACTTTGTCAGTCAATGGCCAAGTTGGGTTGGTATTGATTTTGCGGTGGAAAAAAACTCACAAAAACATTATAAATTAAATAACGGTAGTGAGGTTAAAGCCGTTGCAACATCTAAAGATGCCTTACGTGGATTTACCCCAACAATACTTATATTTGATGAGGCTGCGTTTATTGAGGCCGACAGTGATTTTTGGGCAGCTTGTATGGCGTCTCTATCTACAGGTGGTAAAGTAATCGTGGTCTCAACACCAAATGGTTATGACCGAATTTATTATGAGATATATGACCAAGCATTAAGAAACATGAATGACTTCAGAATTTCTGAAATGTATTGGTATCGTGACCCTCGTTACACAAAAGATTTATATCTAATTAAAACCGATGATATGATTCACTATCTTTTAAATAAAGAAGAGTACAGTGAGAAAGATATCCTTAGTTGGTCTCATATACCCGCAAACGAAAGAGATTATAAAGAACTAAGAGAATTAATGAACCAAGGTTATAAACCTTGTTCTTCTTGGTTTGAAGCGATGGTTAAGAAATTAAAATACGATAAACGTAAAGTATCTCAGGAGTTAGAATGTAACTTCTTAGGTTCAGGTGATAACGTATTTGATTCTAAAATGTTACAAACAATAAGAGAAAATTCTATTATAGAACCCAAGAATAAACTTATGGGAAACGCTTTATGGATTTGGAAAGAACCTGTCGTTGGCCATAAATACATTATGGGGGTCGATGTTTCTCGTGGGGATAGTGAAGACTTTAGCTCGTTTCAAATTATTGATTTTGATGAAAGAGAACAGGTTGCTGAATATGTTGGTAAATTACCGCCAGATACTATGGCTGAAATTTGTTATAAATGGGCTAACATGTATTCGTGTTTTATTGTGATTGATATTACAGGTGGAATGGGAGTTTCCACGTCAAGAAAATTACAGGAAATGGGTTACAAAGATTTATATGTTGATGGTGTGGATACCGCTAATAAGTGGAAATACGACGCTAAGTCACATGAAAAAATACCAGGAATTAATTTTAATAATAAAAGAGTTCAAATTATCGCTTCATTTGAAGAGGGTATGAGACATGGATTTAAAATTTATAGCTCAAGACTTTTCAATGAAATGAATACGTTCATTTACATTAATGGTCGTCCTGACCACCAAAAAGGACATCATGATGACTTAATTATGTCAGTGGCTATGGCAACTTATGTTGCTGAATCGTCATTTAGTAATTTAACTAAGGTTGTGGAACATACTAAGGCAATGATTGAGTCTTGGGCAGTTAGTAACAATGACCAAGCGGCAAAAAATTTAGAATTTAATCCTGTTATACCACACATGTCAGAAAGAATTGGACAGTATAATAATCAGAACATGTCTAAAGAAGATTATCAAAAGTACGGTTGGTTATTTGGTATTAGATAATATTTATTAATAAAATATCTCATGGGACTAACTTCTAGAAAAAAATCGGGGAACAAACTTAATGGTAGTAAATTAAACGTACCTGGTCAGGGTATTAGTAATGTTAGGCCTGGTGGCGATAATAAAATAAACCAACAAAAAGGTGACCCTAACATAAAGAAAGGTAAACAAAATTAACTATTTAATTATAGATAATTAGAATTAAATTTATTACATGGAAAACAATCAAAATAATCAATTTACAGTTTGGCAGAGGTTATCTCAAGCCTTTGGTCCTAACGCCCTGTTAAATCAAGATTATCCAACATATAAGTTAGACAAGACTGAGTTATTAAAAACAACATCAAAACAAGAATACGACAAAGAAAAATTACAAGCTCAACAAACGTATTACTTAGCCAATCAATGGACTAAAATTGAGAGTAACTTATACACTCAAGCGGTTTATTATGAACCAACAAGATTAGCATCATTCTATGATTATGAATCGATGGAATATACTCCTGAAATTTCTGCGGCTTTAGATATCTACGGTGAAGAATCAACAACTGTTGACCAAAATGGTTACATGTTACAAATCTATTCAGAATCTAAACGTATTAAATCAATCTTAATTGACTTATTTAATAATGTTTTAGACATCAATACTAATTTACCAATGTGGACAAGAAATACCGCAAAATACGGTGATAATTTTGTTTATTTAAAATTAGATGCTGAGAAAGGTATAGTTGGTTGTATGCAATTACCAAATATTGAGATTGAACGACTTGAAAGAGGTATGGCAGCAAAATCAGCAAACGTTGAGGAACCCGCAGAAAACAAAGGTTTAAGATTTAAGTGGAAAGCTAAAGACATGGAATTTAATTCATGGGAAATTGCTCACTTTAGATTATTAGGTGATGATAGAAAATTACCTTACGGTACTTCTATGTTAGAAAAAGCGAGACGTATTTGGAAACAATTATTATTATCAGAAGATGCGATGTTAATCTATCGTACCTCAAGAGCCCCTGAAAGACGTGTGTTTAAAGTCTTTGTAGGTAATATGGATGATAAAGACGTTGAGTCATACGTACAACGTGTTGCAAACAAATTTAAACGTAGTCAGGTTGTTGATAGTCAATCGGGTAATGTCGATATGAGATTTAACCAAATGGCCGTTGACCAAGATTATTTTATACCTGTACGTGACCCAGCTCAAGCATCCCCAATTGAGACTCTACCAGGAGCTCAGAACTTAGCAGAGATTGCCGACATCGAATACATACAAAAGAAATTATTAACCGCTCTTAGAGTTCCTAAAGCGTTTTTAGGGTTTGAGGAAGTTGTTGGTGACGGTAAGAATTTATCATTACAAGACATCCGTTTTGCAAGAACAATTAATAGAATTCAAAAATCTATGATTGCTGAAATGAATAAAATCTCTATTATTCATTTATTCTTATTAGGATTTGAAGATGAGTTATCAAACTTTACATTAGGTTTAACTAACCCATCAACACAAGCCGATTTATTAAAAATTGATGTTTGGAAAGAAAAAGTTTTATTATACAAAGATGCCGTAACACCAATCGAAGGTATTGCTCCAGTGTCTGTGACTTGGGCTAAGAAACACGTATTAGGATTCTCGGATGAAGAGATTAAATTAGATTTACAACAACAACGCGTTGAAAAAGCCGTTGGTGCTGAATTAACTAACACCGCAACTATTATCAGTCATACAGGTGTATTTGATAATATTGATAAATTATATGGTGTTAAATCAGGAGCTACTCAAACTGTGGGTGTAACTCCACCACCTCCAGGAGGTGAATCAAGTGGAGGAGGATTAGGTGCACCTGAAGATATGGGTGGAGGAGCCCCAATACCACCGCCACCAGGACCTGAACCAGTCGGTGACGCGGGGTTAACACCTGAATCATATAAACGTGATAACTTAACAATTTTATTAGAAAGTGATAACTTAACAGATTCGGATTCATTTATTGATTTGTCTAAAGCAAGAAATTCTTTAGGTGAAATGGAAAAAGAATTAAACAAACTTCTAAAAGACTGATATTTATAAATAAAAAAGAGATGACAAATTTTGGAATAATTAAATCGAAGATAGAAGATGTGTTATTAGAATCATATAAAAACAACACATTTAAACAAGAATTCAAAAACTTTAAAAAGTTAGTTTTAGAAAATAAAAAAATATGCAAACTTTTTTATTTATACGATGATTTATCTTCTAATAAAGGATTATCGGAATCTATTGTTAACGAATATGTAAATGAATGTATAACCATTTATGAAAATACCGTTAATAAAATGCAAGAGTCGGATATTATACCATTGAAGTCTTGGATTAAAAACTCTAAGGTTGATAATCAATATAATAATATTGATAATTTATTCTCGAGAGATGTCTTAACAATTGAATCAAGAATAACTAGTAAAAAAAATATTTCAGAATCTCTTAAGAAATTACCTACCAAGAAAGTAGATACAGTTCAAATATCATTAACTTCTATGGTTAATGTTGCTAATAAAACAATTTCAAATTTTATTGATTCATTAACTGAGTCAGACAAAAAAGAATTAACAAGACTTTTATCTGAGGATGACGTTACTTTAAATCAAAAATTTGACAATGTTAAAGAAAGTGTTGTAAATAAATTAACTGAAATGAAAAACAATAATGAGGATAAGTCAACTCAAACAAGAATTGATGAAACTCTTGATAAAGTAATTTCAGAAAAATACGATAAATTAACTTATTTTAAACTTAAAAGTTTAAATGAGAATCTTTAATCGTTATTTGATTTATATTTTTTCTGAACGTATTTTGCTTTTAAAATCTCTTTCCTCCTTTTAACTGATTTTTTTTGAAATTCTTTTCTTTCATTTAATTCCTTACTTTGCCTTGTCTTTATGACTTTACTTTTGTAAATTTTTAACGCTTTCTCAAGTGTTACATTCTTTTCTACTTTTACGATTAACATATTTTTGTGAGTTTATATTTATTTTGACTATTGCTGTAAATATACCTATTTTTATTAAAACAATAAACTTAAAAAATTATGAAATTTAATGAAAAAGGGGAAAACCTCACACATTCACGGATTCAACACTGCCAAGGTAGTATATGGAACAGTTGATTCGATGAATTTTAAGTCACTCTATCTTAACGTCCAAACATGGGTAGAACCAACTACAGAGTGCGAAAATTGGACAAGGACAGTTCTCAACATGAGCAGAGCCATAAAACATTCGGTCTACGAATCCTTAGATAAAGAGTTATTTGATGATAAATTTATAGTGGATTTAGATTTAAGGTCCAGTGGATTAAATCAAGGTAAAAAATCTTTTATGAATTTAGAAATTAATTTCTTTTTGAATGATGATGGGCATGACTTTAAATCCAAAGAAATTAAAGATTCACTTAAAGATATTACTACAAGAATTTTTTACGAAAACTTCTTAGGTAACGATTACTTTAAATTTTATCTAACTAAAAAAATCAAAACAAACAACGAGACGCTACAATTAGAGAATGTTTAATATTTATAATAAAACATTTGAGATGAATTTAAGAATTTTACAACCAACTGAAATAGGTAAAGGTATATTAATAGAATACGATGCGGGTTACGTATCACCAACAGATACACATAATGCTAAGATTATTAAAGAATCTAAAGGTAATATGTTAGACCACTCTAAACCATTTGAATTTTATGCGGTATTACAGAAATATAATACCCCAAACAGAAATGGTAGAATATACCCTGAACGTATTTTAAAAAGAGAAGCTGAAAACTATAAAAAAATGATAGAAAAGGGAACCTCTCTTTCAGAGTTAAATCACCCTGAATCATCTTTAATAGATTTAGATAGAGTTTCTCATATGATTACTGAAGTATGGTGGGAAGGACCTGTATTAATGGGTAAGATACAATTACTTACTTCACCAGGATTCCACGAAAGAGGTATTGTATCAACCAAAGGAGATTTAGCTGCTAACTACCTAAGACAAGGGGTTACGTTAGGAATCTCTTCAAGAGGGGTTGGTTCCCTTAAAAAAGTTGGTGAACAGAACGAGGTCCAAGAAGATTTTGAATTAATCTGTTTTGACTTAGTATCGTCACCATCAACACCAGGAGCGTATTTATTCCAAAATCCTGAAGATAGATTTAACTTTGAGGAGAACTTGGAAGAGGAGAAAAAAATTAAAGTCGAAAGAGAAGTTGGGGAAAGTGGAAATAAATCACTTGACTTAATGAAAAAATTGAACGATTATTTAGGATATTAAAAAAAAATTATAACATGGACGAAAAGTATTTTATTGCAAAAATCACAACCGATATGATTGATGAAAAATCGGGAAAACTTAAAAAATTAAGAGAAGAAAAATTAGTAAAAGGTTATAACCCTACTGATGTTGAGGCCAAAGTAACGAAAGTCTTTGCTAACTACACACAGGATTGGAGATTAACTGCAATTGTTGAAAGTAAAATAGATGAAGTGATAGAATAAAATCTTTACATTTCAATAATAATAAAAGGGGGACATTAGTCCCCTTTTTTGTTTTTTATCAAAATGGTAATATTTATAATAAATAAAAAACCAATTACCAAATTAGTTTAATTAAAACTTTTTTGATATTGGGTGATATTTATATAGTAAATTAAAAACATACACATGGCGAAAGAAAAATCTTTAGTGGAAGAAGCAATCATCCAAATGAAAAATTTGGAAGAAGCGGTTGCGGAAAATGCAAAAGGAATACTTGCTTCAACGATGAAGGAAGAAATCAAAGAACTAGTAAAAGAATCTCTGACTGAACAAGAAGATGAGATTGACATGGATGTTGAAATGGACGAGCCTGAAATGGAAGACGATATGTCTGACGAAGAAGGATTGGACTTGGATACTGATAATTTAGATATGGATATGGATGATGAAGATTCTATGGATGATGAAGATTCTATGGATGACGATGAAACTATTGACCTTACCGACGTTGACGACGAAGATGAAATCTTACGTGTATTTAGCTTAATGGGACCTGAAGATAATATCGTGGTTACCAAAGATAATTCAGGTAATATTAATCTTAAAGATTCTGAAAAAGAATATATGATTGTTGGTGAAGGTGAAGAATTTACGGATGAATCTGAAGAAATGTTTGAAATGGATGATATGTCAGATTTTGGCATGGAAGACGATGAAGACGAAGACGACATTGATAGCATCATTGATAAAGTATTTAATAAAGGTAACAACGAATTAGAAGAAATGGATTTTGAAAAAGATGAATTAGCGTTCGGAGAAGAATTGGAAAGAGATGAAATCGTTTATGAGATTGAATTCAACGAAGAAGAAGGTGAAGAAGATATGGGACTTTTTAATGATGAAAACGAAAAAATGTTAGAATCATATGAAGAAGAAGACGAAGATATCGAAGCATCTGTTATGGAATCTAAAAAGATGTCAATCAAACCTAAAGGTGTTGGCATGGGAAATCCAAATAAAAGAAAAGTTTATTCAAGCAAACCTAACCAAGAAGGTGGTTTTAAAACTGTGAAAAAAACAGTTAATAAAACTATGGGTACTGGTAAAGCAAAATTTGAATATAAAGATGGTGAAAATCTTGACGGTGATATGAAAACTGTTAAAAAAGTTGAAACCAAAGAAGCATCAAGAACTTTAGGAAGTGGTTCTAATTTTAGAACGGGTGGTTTACCAAAACCAAGAGCTCATTCAAAAGCAAATACCGCAATCCAAAAAGAAAGTATTGATAACAAAGAATTACAAGTTCTTAGAGAAAAAAATGAAGAGTACAGAAAAGCACTTAACGTTTTCAGAAATAAATTAAACGAAGTTGCGGTGTTCAATTCAAACTTAGCTTATGCTACACGTTTGTTTACAGAACATTCAACATCAAAACAAGAGAAGATTAATATCTTAAGACGTTTTGATAGTGTTGAAACTATTAAAGAATCTAAAAACTTGTATAAGACATTAAAAGATGGTCTTTCGGCAACAACAAGTCAACCAATGAATGAATCAATGGAAAGAACTATTCAAAGTTCTCCATCAACAGGTTCTTCGGCTAACTTGATTGAGTCTAAAACATATGAAAATCCTCAGTTCTTAAGAATGAAAGATTTAATGTCAAAATTAAAATAAAATAAATAAAAAAAAAATAAAAAACCAAAAAAATGGGAGCATTATTAGAATCAGGTCTTGTTGGTAATATTGGGTTAAAACACCTTAAAGTTATCAAAGAAGATACAATTAACAAATGGGATAAATTAGGATTCCTAGAAGGCCTTAAAGGTCACCTAAAAGAAAACGTAGCTCAATTATATGAGAACCAAGCGTCTTTCTTAATTAACGAAGCAACGTCTGACGGGTCTTCAGGTTCATTTGAAACTGTTGTATTCCCTATCGTAAGACGTGTATTCTCTAAATTATTAGCGAATGACATCGTATCAGTACAAGCAATGAACTTACCAATCGGTAAATTATTCTTCTTTGTACCTAAAATTCAAGGTTATTCAGGTGGTACTAACACTCCATGGAGTGATGTATCTTCAGGAGACCATTACGCACCACTAGGAGCACCAAACGGACCAACATCTCAAGAAGCTGGTTACACAGGAGCTGGAGCGGTTGCTAAAAACCTTTATGACTTATTCTACGAAGGAACTGAACCAGGTTTAGACCCTGCAGGTTTATTCGATTATTCAAAAGGTCGTTGGTCAGCAATCACTGCTACAACCTCAATCCAAAAATGGACTAACGGTTTATTAGTTGATGCTAATATCTCAGGTGATACTGCAGGTGATGCTACTATCCCTTCAGGTAACACAAGAAAAGTTATCATTAAAATGTGTGGTTTTGCTGACACAGGAGCAGGTAAATTAATCGGACCTGATGGTAATGAAATGGATACAGAATCTTTCTTATCTGATTTAATTATCTTCACAGGTGCAGGTTTAGATGTTTCTGCAACAACACCATGTCCAGTATCAACAGGAGCTTTATTGTTCAGAGTTGTTACTCAACAATATGGTAAAGGAATCGTTTCTTACGGTAATACAGTTCAAACTAACTGGCCAGCGGCTTCAGGTAATAACCCTGCAGGTAACGGTGGTTCATTTAAAAACGTATGTGATGCTAATGGATGTATCTACTTAGAAGTTGATTTATCTTGTCCAGTATGTGCTGATTGTGATTCTACATCTTTAGATGGTTACACAGGTACTACTATTACTGAGGCGGCTTCAGGAACATCATTCTACGCAGCGTTCAGACGTTACGAACAATTAGAATTTGAAGATAAAATCGGTGAAGTTTCTTTTGACTTAGATTCAGTTACTGTATCTGTTACAGAAAGAAAATTAAGAGCACAATGGTCTCCTGAGTTAGCTCAAGACGTTGCGGCTTTCCACAACATCGATGCTGAAGCTGAATTAACGGCTTTATTATCTGAACAAGTTGCG